TCACATTGTTTGGCTTCACGTTGTTTGGTTTCACATTGTTTGGCTTCACATTGTTGGGCTTCACGTTAGGGGGTCGCGGTGGACCTGGCGTCGGGGGGAGTGGGGGTATTGGCACGACTGTGCGTCCTTTTAAGAAATTTGGTGTTCCACTCGGTGGTCCCCCGACTGGTGGGCCACCGGCACTACCCGATTTTTGCTGTAAAAATGCAGGGGTTGTTGTAGGTGGGGGTCGATTAGGTGGTTTGGGGAAAAATGGTACCTTCGCACCACTTTTTATATTTTTGGGAGTTAAGCCTCTATTACTCATAAATCTCACGCGCTTTGTGGTCGCTTCAATTAACTCCTTTTTTGTCATGTTTTCTGTATTTTCAACACCAACCTTATTGGCTATCCTAAGAAGTTCTTCTCTCTTAGTCTTGGGGTCAAATAATAGGTCATAATTCCTGTTACCTAATACAACCTTAGCCTGTTCAGGTACTAAGGGTTTCGCGGGTGCATTTGGTCCTTTGAAAATTGTTACAACTTTCGCTGCTGTACTTTGTACTGCTGCGGGGCGTTTTTGTGCGGTATTTTTCACTGCTGTACTTTGTACTGCTGTGGGGCGTTTCGCTGCTATGGGGCATGTCACTGCTGCGACTGAAGACCGCTTACTGAGTTTGACAGGTTCGGATATATTCAAAAACTGAAGTCGTTTCAAAATTGTATCAGTGAGCTGTTTCTTCGTCAACGTATCAACCTTTTTGATGTTGATCTTTTCAGCTAACTTCTTCAAAATGACTCTACTCGAAGACCTGTCAAATAATTTCTCGTAATCATTCGAATTGAATGGTGATTTCTTATCCAGTAGATACGTTCTATCTGATGTAAGAACCAGGGGTGGTAAGAGTAACTTCCCTTCCTGGATATTGGTGTATACTTCACAAATGTTCTTTTTTGTTAGTTTGGTTTTTTTCCCGGTTTTGATTTTAACCACATTCCGGAGAATTTTAACGCTCGTGCCCTTTTTACACGGGTCTGTCATATATTTTAAACTAACAAAAAAAAGTGATTTAATGGCTCATGTATCCCCTATTGAACAATTGAATTTTTTCTTCATAACTCATACTGAAATCAAACACATCCGTGTCTTCAACATTGATCTCATGTATTTCTATTGGTAAATCGTAAGTCACGCGGTTAGACAGTGCTGAACGAACCAAACACTCTACAAATTGTTTTGGTGTTTGTATATCTTCTTGGTATATTCGATTCATCTTAATCTTAACACATGTAACTTCATATGGTTTTTTATCAAAAAATGGTGTCATTGGGTATTCCTCCTTCATACCCCCATCTACATAGGTTTCGCCGTTATACTTACCACACGCAAATATGAAAGGTACCGCCATGCTCATGCACACTGCATCTATGATATTCATGTCTGGGTGGGTATCTTTAGAGAAATACACCGTTTCAGAAGTATTCATGCAGAATGCTGAAATGTAAATTTTCATATCAATCTCTTTGAAAGTGGGATCACACCCACATATTTCTACTAATTTTTTACGAATGGGTGCCATATCAACAAATCCAAATTTGTTAAAAAAGGACCCTATGCGTATCTTAACAAAATTGGGGACATTCAAATTTAATGAAGTTTCCAGAATTTCATCAACCGACATTCCCACCCCCATGAATAATGCTAAAATCGATCCAGCAGAAGAACCTGAAATTTCTTTGACATCGACGAGTTCAGATTCTCGTGCTTTTAACACACCGATCAGTGAAAATATTCCCATAGACGCCGGTCCGAGAATAAGATACTTCATCCTCTTCTTCCTACTTAATAGAATTGAGGAAATTGACGACGTAATATCGCAAATACCAGAGCGTACACGACTGCGTGTGTCAGTACAGATTCTATGCTCGTCTGACCAGATCCGAAGATACCACCCGACTTGGGAGGAAGTGTAAGTAAGAGGCCGGGGCTGAGTAAAATAAAGAGAGCTGTAGTCACGAGTAAGTCTGTCTTTGTGAGTACGATGCCCATTGTTTTGGCAATTAGGCTGTACACGAGAAAGAATACGAGTGCGTGGAAAAATACAGCCATTTGGCCAGTCTTTCGGTTCATGAAAGAAATCTTTGAGCCATCGGTGGTCAGAAGAAGACCGGGGCTCAGAGACAAAAAAAGAGCTGCAGGAATGGCGACCTTTTGGGACGTGATATCGGGTAACATTTAATATACACACATATAATTTTTAGCATAAGCAGTAAAGTCATTAAATGTAGCTCCACGCATCATATCTTCGTGTACACCATTTTCATTTACAATGCGCCTGATGTTTCTCCAAATATGACCAAGTCGCTCTTCGTACCACACAGTCTGTTCCTGATATTCCCATGTTGTACGCGTCAAATCCGTGTCACGCTCTTCATAGCAAAACTCGACAAAGTCGCAAAACTTCCCAGTATGTTCAATCTGTGCATCATACAGCAGTGTATTCATCGTATTCCACATGTAATGTAATTCATCTGAGTATTCGACTTCCCAGTCTTCGATATTCAGAGGAGTGTGTTCATTTTCGAACCCTTCGTCATCACTGACATCGGGATCAAATCCGTTATTGGCTTCGTATACGTATTGGCTCCAGACCATGGTTAGTTACTTATCTTCTTTCTCGGGTTTATCCTTTATACCAGTTAGTGACAGGGAGGTGGACTCTTTCACTTTAAGACCATCTTTAATAGCATTAAGTGCACCTTCTACTTTTGCTTCATCGCCACCAAAAAATGTCAAAAGTCCATCTTTGATGGCGTCTTTGTTAATACTGCCCTTACGAACAGATTTGCGGAGGCTTATTTTACCTTTCCTGAGGTTAATGGTATCAATACCCTGCTCAACCATATGCTTCTTCACATTCTCCTTGAGACGCTTCTCTTCTTGGTTGAGGATTTTGATATCAGCTTTCGCTTCAGAAAGTTGTTTGGAAAGTTCGACAAGCTTGGAAACGTTACCCGAAAGGTCGGTTCCAACGGAAGTCATATGTTATCCTGTAATTTAATCTTTAAGCACACAAACTACGCTGCATGAGATCGGGGACGATAGTGGAGTTGTTCCACACGAAGGGATCCTTGCTGTTAGGGGGATCCGCGCGGATTTGCTGGTTGGCGTTGCGGAGGGCGCCACCGATGGTTTCGGGGAAACCGACCTGGGCACGGGGCTCGAGGAAGTTTTGTCCCTTGAGGATATCCTCTGGGGCAAACTGTCCGAAATCTTCTTCGGAAGCTACCTCACGAGGGAGAAGAGAGGAGGCGAGACCGGTACCCTTCTGCATACCACCATCCACGGGGGCTGCAGCGGGGCCAACGACCGAACCGCTACCGAAGCCAACGTACTCGCGCTCATTGATGGAGTAGTCGGAAGTGTTGTTAAGAGTAGTGAGTAAGTAGACAACTACGGCAATGGCCACGAGAGTAAGTATCTTAGACTGGTGACGCTTGAGCATATTAGCGATCATCTTTATATATTAGTAACAAATTTTTTTTATTGGTCGTCATCGACAAATGCATATTCGTCTGGGTATGTGTCGATGATTGGCTCTGGATGAAGCCTGACCTGAACGAGATTCCATGTACACGCGAATGATTTTTTGGCGAACCAAAGTTCGGAAAATTCGAGGATGACATCACAAGATTTATCCTTCTGGAGAGTTTCAAAATCAACCACCTCCTGCTGAGAATTGAAAACCTTGGTGACGTCGATTCGTTCGCATCTCAGCTGATTGTCTGGTGCACTTTGTGTGTAAGCTCCCCTGATAACATCCTCAGATAACTCCTTACCAAACCAATCAACCGCACTCTCTTGGGCGGCCGTGACATTCCCTGAATCGATTACCTTGATCTTCTCAACATTCACATCAGATACGATGTCAATGAGAATATCATCGGAAATGTCAGAAATTTTAACACCATTCAGCTGAACGAAAACCTTTCGCTTGTTATCATTGCGGACCTTCACGGTTCGGAGGCCATCTTCACCTTTAGTGAGGGTATCAAAAATCATTTATACTCTATATGTGTTTCATTTCTTTAACCCAACAAATGGTATATTAGACGCCTTGTCTAGAATTGATTTCGAGAGCCAGTCATTTCTATTTCCTCTGTACCCATACAATGTTTTCTTAACATTGATATTCTTATCAATTTTTTGCGCATTCTTTGGCCTGTAATTTTGTTCATTTTTTACATATGACTTATTACTAACAGTTTTCCACTTGAGTGATTCTACATTGAAGCGTTTATTCCCTGATGATTTTTCGTAATTATTGCCTACCTTTGTGCCCTGGGTAACAGTCTTAATGCCGTGTACCAACTGCTTAGATAAACGCTCCTTTAGTGGTTCTGTCGTGAATTTACTATAGTTACGCGGGTTAATACCGGATGCTTTCTTAATGTTCACATTCCCAGGTTTGGCACGTACTGCGCGTACCTTTTTGATCTTATTACGAACCTTTTTGAATATATCATCGATAGAGTCACTCGATTTGATGCTTTTATTAAACATTTTTCCGAGTTTTATAAGTCGTTGACGATCCTTCTCTTTCTTTTCTGGTCTCAATTTGAGCTTATGCATGAGGTAAATGTCTCCAATTAAGAATTCCTTACTCGCAACTAAAATTTTGTTATTTACAACCATCTTTCCTGTGTTGGCGTTGCGGTATGTTATCCCCTTCTTTCTCGTTAAGGCGACATCCGAACCAAACTCATCTGGGCGCATGAATGGAATATCTAAGATACCACCCATCGTGAAATCCTGAATTTTACCCGTTTTAGGTGATAAATATCTAACATTGAGATCCAGTGCGAATAACTCTACATCAATAAAAACATCACCCTTTCCTGGATTGTTGTTTTCCCTCGACTTCTTCTTCTTGATCAATGTGTACCTTCTAGTCACATACGGCCCCTTGTTTTTGAATCCCACACCAAGGAATTTGGTCAATTTACCTTTCTGTGCCAATACACGATTTTTAATCCGTGCATTTAAGCGACTGGATATTTCTCCAAGTTTATTCCATAAGAGTAGTTTCAAAGCCTGGAGTTTTCCAAAGTATTTCGCATTGGTTTTCATATGTGGTACAAATTTTGCGTCAATGTCACTCGTGACTATACGATCTTTGAAGTCTACATACATGTTAAACGCCTCACCCCCACTTATGATGAGATCGCCCGATGATTTGAGAAATTCTGTCAATTCTCCAGTTGTTTGGAGAATGATATCACGGATAGAGTCTGTGATGAAAACATAAATCATCTTCTCAAAGTCTTTATCAGGATATGAACTATGGACACGGTCCCTGAACTTTTTTAAGTCTCGTTGTTCATTTCTATCAAAATATTTTTTGAGTTTTGAATCTTTGAAAAGTAGATTATCATTCATAAATTTTTCGATAGTCTCCTTAGGGTAAATCTTTTCATCCATTATTATATTGTGATATAATATTATGGACTGTGGTATTATAGACGAGTGTAGATGCTACAAGTACAAAGGTGCGAAGAATCAATTCTGTGGTGCGAGGAGAGGTCCAACTATTTCCCCGTGCCCAAGTGCGTGTTGTGCTGGTGGATGTTCCGGGCAACCTTTCCGAATTTTAAAGAGACCCAAGCGTAAACCGAAAAATGATTCTAGGTTCTTTACCCGTGATTATCTGTTTGGTTTCTTTGTGATAATTACATTATTGTTTCTCGTGTTCCATGACTTAAAGATTAAGTCAGTAAGATAGATATAATGTCTCTTGAAACCATTCAAACCGATATCGTTGCTCTTCGTTCCGAGGTAAAGACCCTCACCAAGCTCATCCGTAAGATCAAGAATACCCAAGAGGATCCCGATGGTGAGAAGGCTAAGAAGCGTGCTGAGAACAACGGGTTTAACCGAAAGCAGGAAATCACACCTAAGTTGCGCGCGTTCCTTGCCCTCCCAGCTGAGGAACTCATTTCTCGTTCGGAGGTGACCAAGTTCATCAACAAGTACATCCTCGAGAAGGGTCTTAAGCACCCCGAGAACGGTCGCCAGATCATCCTAGACGACACACTTCGGGATCTTCTCGCACCCCCCGCTGACGTCGTTGTAACTTACCTCAACCTCCAGAAGTACCTTTCTCCTCATTACATTAAGAAGGAACCTGTAAAGGCTTAAAAAAATAAAACATAGTATTAACAACAAGATGGTTACTTTCGTAACGAAAGAACAAATAGAACAACTTGTTGGTACAAAGATCAAAAATCTTGATTTGTACCAAAAGGCTTTTACACATAAATCCGCACTAAAAGAATATGAACAATTTACAGAATCATTTGAAACTCTGGAATTTATCGGAGATTCTGTTCTGGGTTTCGTAATCACCAAATTTTTATTTGATCGTTATGAAAGTCGACAAGAAGGTTTCCTCACGAAAGCTCGTACAAAGCTCGTTCGTGGTGAAACATTGGCTAAAATAGCCAACACTATGGGGTTGAATGCATTGGTTATCATGGATGAAAAGGGTATGCGCAATGGATGGAATAACAACCCCAAGATTTTAGAAGATGTTTTCGAAGCCCTCATCGGGGCTCTTTACATGGATCTCGGTCTTCTTCACGCTAAAGAATTCGTACTCAGGATCTACACAAATCCCGCTATGATTGACCTGAATTCCATAATGGTGGACGATAACTTTAAAGATCATCTCATGCGTCATTGTCAAGTGAACAATCACCAACTCCCTGAATACCGTGTAGCTGGTCACCATGAGGGTCTATTTTACATAGATGTATATATCGATAATCAGTATGTAAGTCGAGGTACCGCTAAAAGTAAAAAACATGCCGAACAAGAAGCCGCAAAGCATTTTTTTCAAAGAATAGAACACTTTAAACGACAAGGATTGGCTTAAAAGATTGAGAAGTGTATAATTTAATAATGCATCCTAATGTGAAAGCCCTACTCGAAATTGAGTTCGCCGCTCAGAAATCAGAAGAATGGCTCGCCCTCCGTGGTAACATGTTGACTGCGTCTGATGCAGCTACGGCGATTGGTGTGAATAAATATGATACACCCGCCGATCTCTTGTTGAAAAAATGTGGTCTCGGTGAAAAATTTACCGGCAATGCGGCCACTCGTCACGGTGAGAAATATGAAGATGAAGCACGGATTTTATACGAAGAGCGGCATGGGGAAGTCGTCCATGAACTCGGTCTATGCCCCCACCCCGTACATAAATGGCTTGGTGGGAGTCCCGATGGTGTATCCGAGTCTGGAAAGCTCGTCGAGATTAAATGCCCTCCTATGCGACAGATTGTACCCGGTGAGGTGCCTATCCATTACATGCCACAGCTTCAGTTGTGTATGGAGATTTTAGATCTAGAAGAAGCGGACTTTATTCAGTACAAACCCGCAGAGACGAATTGGCCTAAGCCAGAAGAATTCGATGTCGTTAATGTTAAGCGGGACCCCGAATGGTGGAAGACTAATTTCCCAATTATGAAGGAATTTTGGGAAAAGGTGCTCTATTTTAGAGAACATATTGATGAACTTCCACCACCTAAGTTGAAGAAGACTCGAAAGAAAAAGGAACCTGAACCAATTATCTGTGAAATTGAGGCACTGCCTGATGAAGACCCCTACAATGACGACTGAAGACCAATACACCTTGGCAACAAAGACCCTTAACGGGCGTCTATTCTCACCGTACCAAAAGGAGGGTGTGATGTGGATGCTCAACATGGAAAATCAAGAATCAGGACCCAAAGGTGGGTTTCTGTGTGACGAAATGGGTCTGGGCAAGACCGTACAACTGATTTCTACAATACTTGGAAATCCACAAAGTCGTACACTCATCATCGTGCCCAAATCTATTATCACTCAATGGCATGAAGAAATTCAAAAATTTGCATCAAATTTATCTGTGAATGTGTACGATGGACCCGACCGTAAGATTGACCACTCGTGCAACATTACGATCGCACCGTATACTGTTCTTACGGTAAAGGGTGCCGAGAATGGTGGTGTTACACCTCTACACCATGTGCAATGGGATCGAATCATTTTGGATGAAGCACACGAAATACGGAACAGTGGTTCAAAGTTGTATAAAAGTGTATGTCGTCTGCGTTCAACTATTAAGTGGGTCGTGACTGGTACACCTGTATTTAACTCGATGAACGATTTTGTTTCTTTGTGTGTATTCTTTGGCTTTCACAAGTCGAGTGTTCAGGCTATGACCAAAGATATCAAGGATATTTACATCCTTCGTCGAACAAAGGATGATCTGGCATCGATCAATGAACGTTTGAGATTACCACCGTGTCACTTTGAAAATGTTGAACTTGATATGCTCCCAGANGAAAAGGCTCTCTACGAATTTGTATTTTTGGAAGCACAGGATATTATCAAAGATGTTTTCAAAAATACAGTGAGTTTGAATTCAAAAAATATGGTCATTTTGGAGTGTCTTCTTCGCGCTCGTCAGTGTATGATTTGGCCACAGATGTATCTCGATGGAGTGGCTTCTAAAAATGGTGTTTCACCAACAAAATGGACCGGAAGGTCAAAAAAAATGGAAAAACTATTCAGTTTGATTGAAGAACACCCAAAGGAAAAAAGTCTGATATTCTGCCAGTTTCGTGGTGAAATGAATCATATTCAGAAAAATTTAAAGTGTCCAGTTTTCAGAATCGATGGGTCAGTTTCAAGAGATGACAGAGTTGACCAAATTAATGCGTTTAAACGCGCACCACCTGGAGCTGTTTTTATCATTCAGATAAAAAGTGGTGGTCAGGGTCTTAATCTCCAGGAAGCTACGAGAGTATATATTACCGCCCCCGCATGGAATCCAGCCACTGAACTCCAGGCGGTTGGTAGGAGTCATCGCACGGGTCAGAATCACGCAGTTTTTGTGAAAAAGTTGGTATACAAAGAATGTGTACAATTTGTCAGTGTGGAGGAAGAGATGATGGCTCTCCAGGGGCATAAATCGTTAGTTTGCTCGGAAGTTCTTAACGACGATCGTGTTAAAACACAAATCCCCGTCAATCGAATTACCGATAAAATTTCAATTCTGGACATCAAAAAAATTTTCAGAGCATAAGATAAATGACTGTTGGTTCTCGTGCAGAAGTATTCCATGGTAACGCTAACCAGACAAGCGGTGGTCTCACCAAAAAAGACCTAAAGATGAAGGATGGTCGGATTATCTCCAAGGCGGCGAGTAAGGCTTCGAAGAAGGCTTACAAGAAGACTGCCTTCAAGGCGTTTGTTGATGCGGCGAAGGCGAAATCGAAGGATGGTAAGTTCCACCGTGTTCCCAAGGAGGGAACCAAGGCGTACGATAAACTTCTCAATCAGTAAAAAATCTATGTATTAATTAAGAATGACCATAGCGTTATGGAACTACTCAGTTAAGGAGGCGAAGGACCGGTTGAATATTGATCGTTCTAAGTTCATGCGAGTACAGGGGAAATTACTCAAAGAAGCTCAGGAAATTTATCATATATTATTAACCAAGCCCACGCGGCGTGTAAAATCTAAAAAGTAGATTTCATAAAAAAATGTCAGTAAATACTAAATGGCTCCAGTCAAAAAGGCAAAAGCTGGATCTTTTATGAATAAGATGAAAAAGCAGGGAGCTGCGATGGCCAAGCAGGCGCAGTCCCAAGGTAAAGCCATGGCTGCCAAGGCCAAGGCTCAGGGTCCCGGTATGATGGCCCAGATTCAAGCCAAGGCCAAGGCTGCTGCACCAGGTGTGATGGCTCAAGCTAAGGCTGCTGCCAATAAGGCTCAGTCCCAAGTCAAGGCCGCCGCCAATAAGGCCAAGGCCGCCGCTCCTGGTATGATGGCTCAAGCCAAGGCTGTCGCGAACAAGGCCAAGGCTGCTGCACCAGGTATGATGGCTCAAGCCAAGGCTGTCGCGAACAAGGCTAAGGCTGCCGCACCAGGTGCTACAAATGTAGGTAACAAGCCTAAGAATAACAGCGCAGTGAAGAAAGTTGCCAATGCGATGCCATCCAATGGGAGGGCGAATTTCAAGGGTAAAGCGATAGCTAATAAGGTTCAATCAGATGGACGCAGGATGGCGGAGAATACCACCAAACAGGCTCTCTCAGCGATAGAAAAGGGGCGTAACATGGCAAAAAAGGCGCATCGCCAGGCTATTAATATGGCCACACAAGCTCATAACCAGGCACTCGAGAAGGCTCGTATGGAGGCACAAGCTGATGGTCTTCAATTTGGTGAAGAAATGCCTATGAATTATATGGATAATATGGGTCGCCGCATCATGCAGGGGCCCAATGGTGGTGCTTATGTAAACATGCCCGGTGGCGCTAGGAATTACAGGCCCAATGCGGCTTTTAAGAACCAAGTGGGTAGTGGTATGGTAACACCTGTCGCGGGTCAGGGTGGACTTCCCCAAAATCTCCGATATTAAATAATAAATTGGAAACCTTTCAAATTTTGAGGCTCATAGACAACAAGTTGATGAAGCTTCCATGTGCAACCGAATTTCCTGTTCAAGAAATACACGCTATTTAACTCCGCAATAGCATGTCCAGAATTTCTTGAATAGAGACCATTAGAAACCTCCGCCTTTACCGTGTTCTTATCGGAATCGTAGACACCAGCCTTAATCAATCCTTGATGATCGGTATCAACCTTCACCCTAAATTTGGGTTCCCTATCGGGTGACTCCTTGACATTGGAATTGAACATTGGTACGAGTTCATCCTTTGTCATTTGGTTACCAAAAATCTTTTCACTTTGATTTACCACGGATTCTATGATCTTATCTTCAATCTCACGAATACCTTCATAGAATTTTTTAATATAACTACCATCTTCATCATGTCCTTTCAATGCAAAGTCAATATTATACTTCGTCATTCCTACTTCAGGTGTAAATCCTGACACACCAAACGGCATATACAACCTCGGAAACTGAATACGCATAGGAGTTCCCTGTTTTGTCGATAGAACTACTTTTCGATTGTTATATTCCCCGATTTCAAGGTTGTTGATAGCTTCATTAATTTTCGACATTTCTAATTTATAGTGTGGTTAAAACTTTAAGCCGAACACGCCACACAGTCTGGTTCCAAACTGAATTGGATTGGTCGAGCCTTTGCCTTACTCCTCAAATAATACATACCGGTCTTAAGACCCGACTTCCACGCGTACATATGCATCGAAGATAACTTGGACATTGTGGGGCTTTCCATGAACAGATTCATCGATTGTGATTGGTCAATGAAACGCCCACGGTCCGCCGCCATGTCGATAATACATTTTTGGCTAATTTCCCATACAGTTTTGTAAAGTTTCTTAATATCGTCGGGAACATCGACAATGTTTTGAATAGACCCACCCGCCTTGACCATGAGATCTTTCATTTCCTTGGACCAGAGACCCGCCTTCTTTAGGTCATCTACGAGATGTTTGTTCACCACTACAAATTCACCCGCAAGTGTGCGTCGCAGATAGATGTTCGTCGTGTACGGTTCAAAACATTCATTGTTACCGAGAATCTGTGCAGTAGAAGCAGTAGGCATTGGTGCCATGAGAAGACTGTTCTTAAGACCCTTATTCTTGATACGCTCAGCCATTTCAGTCCAATCATACCTAAGTGGGTACTTAGCCTCACCATCCCACATAGATGGTTGAAGAATACCCTGAGAAGCTGGGGAACCTTCGAATGTTTCATACGAACCATCAACTTCCGCCAATTCGGATGAGGCTTCGAGTGATGCGTGATACATAGTTTCGAAAATCTGTGCGTTCAACTGTCGAGATTCTTCACAGTCAAATGCGAGACCACATAAAATGAAGACATCTGCGAGACCTTGAACACCTAGACCAATGGGGCGATGTCTCATATTAGACTTCTTCGCCGTTTCAACTGGGTAGAAGTTGCGGTCAATAACACGATTCAAGTTCTTCGTAACGATCTTAGTGACTTCATGCAATTTATCAAAGTCAAATGTTTTCGCCTCCCTGTTTACATATTTGGGGAGAGCGATAGATGCCAGGTTACAAACCGAAGTCTCATCCTTATCTGTGTACTCAATAATCTCAGTACAGAGATTAGAACTCTTAATCGTACCTAAGTTCTTTTGATTGCTTTTCTGATTGCATGCATCCTTATACAGCATATAGGGAGTCCCAGTCTCTGTCTGAGACTTGAGAATCGCTTTCCAGACTTCAGCCGCTGGAACAGTTGAATTGGCGAGACCCTCCTCTTCATACTTCGTGTACAGTGCTTCAAACTCTTCACCGTACACATCAGAGAGACCCTTAGCTTTGTCGGGGCAGAAAAGTGACCAATTTCCACCTTCTTCAACCCTCTTCATGAATAGGTCAGGAATCCATAAGCCTGAGAAGAGATCCCTGCATCGAGCTTCTTCGTCACCCTGATTGAGACGAAGTTCCAGGAAATCCATGATATCTGCGTGCCATGGTTCGATGTACACCGCGATAGAACCCTTGCGCCTACCGGCTTGATTGACATAGCGCGCTGTGGCGTTGAATACCCTAAGCATCGGAATAATCCCATCGGATTGACCATTTGTGCCTCGAATACGGGACTTATTGCCACGAATATCGTGAATATGCATACCGATCCCACCAGCCCATTTCGAGATTTGGGCACACTCTGTTAGTGTACCATAAATACCATCGATTGAGTCACCCTTATTGGCGATGAGAAAGCATGAAGACATCTGGGGCCTGGGTGTTCCGGCATTAAACAGTGTTGGTGTCGCATGAATGAAAAAACCCTGAGACATTTTGTCATATGTTTCCAGTACACCCTCAATATCCTTACCATGAATACCGATAGAAACTCTCATAAACATATACTGTGGCGTCTCTACTAACTTTCCATCGACGCGTTGAAGATAACTCTTTTCGAGAGTCTTCAAACCGAAATAACCAAAGTCAAAATCACGATCAGTTTTAATAGACTCTTTGACCTTTTGTGCGACTTCTACAACTTCATCGGTGATAATACCAGCCTTATGAAGCTTTCTCATGGCGAGATGGAAGTTGTTTGGGCAGACCTTTTGGATGTTACTCGCAATAATACGGGTCGCGAGAATCTCGTAGTCTGGGTCAGATGTGATCATTCCGATACAAATTTCGGCTGAAAGTATATCAATTTCTTGAGCTGTGATGTTATCGTACATGGAAGAAAATACCTGTTGCGCAACCTTAGACGAATCACAATTTCCTGAGAGATCATACGTTAAATTCTTGATCCTATTGGTGACATTATCAAATTTCATATCCTCAATACGACCTGAGCGTTTAATAACTCTCATATACCTATTGTTCAAATTTTATTTTTAACTTACTTCTTACATTCTAAGTCTTTACTCCGGACGGGAACAGTTCCCGCCACTTCCATCTTGCGGTTGGGTTGAAGAAGGTATGTGTTTACAAAAAAATTA